ACTGTTAAGGGTGCATCAATTGACCACTTTGATCCAGATAGGTCGTTCATGAAGAAGGTCAAGAGTGTTGACCAGACCATAAATATGACTAAGCGTCTAACAAAGAAGCATGTGCTCGAAGAGATCGAAAAAATCAAGACCGTGAAAAAGCCCGTGAGACCAAGACTTAATGCCAACTGTGTGATTGTGAGAGTGATCTGATGATTCTCATCGATGCAAATCAACTCATGATCGCAAACATGTTTTCCATCTACGGAAAGCGGCTTGAAGAGATTCAGAAGCACCATGTTCGTTATGCCTACACCAGAGGCATGGCATACTACTACAAGAAGTTCCACTCTGAGTACGGTGAGATCGCCCTATGTTATGATCACCGTTCTTCTTGGAGACGAGACTACTATCCCTATTACAAGGCGAATAGACGTCGAGATCAGAAGAAGAGCAGCATGGACTGGGGTAATATGTATGACCTCTTCATGGAGATCTACGAAGAGATCTGTGATGAGGTGAACGTCCGATCTTATCTTGCCCATGGTTGCGAGGCTGACGACGTTATTGCCTATCTTTGCAATGAAGCAGAAGAGAAGACTGTGATCGTTTCCTCTGATAAGGACTTCAAACAGCTGAACCATCTGCAACTGGTTGATCAGTACAGTCCAGCACACAAAGAGTTCCTGATTTGTGAAGACACGGATGCGTTCCTAAAAGAACACATCATCCGTGGCGATTCCTCTGACGGAATTCCTAACGTATATTCTGATGACGACGCGATCGTCAATGAGGCCAAGAAGCAGACGATCATGAACAAGAAGAGGTACAATGCGGCCTCTGACATGATTGAAACAGGCGACATGACCTCAATCGAAAACTATTATCACCGCAACAAGGCTCTCATTGATCTGAATGAGATCCCGTCCCGACCCAAAGGTTTTATTAAGTCCCAGCATGAGATTTATAACTCTCTCAACAAGGACCAAAGCGAACTTTTCGAACGGGAATTTATCGACTATTTGAAAAAGCACTCTCTTTACAAGGTAATTGAAGAAATGATGACACCCCCAACTTTGAGCTTCGAAATCTGATGGCTAACAACAACAACAGCAAGAAGAACAAAAAGATCCCCCCAAATTATGAGGCCGAGGCCTATGATCCCAGCATGGTTAAAGGATCCAGGAAGAACAAGCGAAGAAGCAAGCGTCATAACGACAAGACGATTCTCAAGCAATTCCCAGATCATGCTGATGAATACTTCAGCCGACACGAAGACATGGGTTGACGTTGGTCAGCCTTTTTGATATAATGGTACAGAATGGAGTCCTATATGACCGTGATGGAAACGTGCACTATGAAGATTAGTAAAGAAACCTTAGACGTCCTAAAGAATTTTGCCAGTATTAATTCTAATATTTTGGTGACCCCTGGTAGCAAGATCAAGACGATTTCTAACTACAAGAACGTTCTTGCTCAGACCACTGTAGAGGAGGATTTTCCGACTGAGTTCGGCATTTGGGATCTTAACAAGTTCCTGGGTGTTGTTTCTCTCTTCGAAGATCCTGAATTCGAGTTCCAAGAGAAGTATGTCTCCATTTCTGGAAGTAACAGTTCCAAGGTGAAGTACTTTTACTCTGAACCAAAGCTCCTTACCACCGTCACCAAGGAATTGAAGATGCCACCAAGCGTCGTCAATTGTGAAATTGTGGAGAGCGATTTCAAGGAGATCCAGAAAGCAGCATCAGTTCTTCAGCTTCCTGATATCAAGATCGAGACTTCCAAGGACGACGTAGGCCAGATCATCCTGACCGTGACCGATCGAAAGGATCCGTCGTCCAACGAGTATTCTTTCGATGTTGGAAGGCAAGAGACAGAAGAAGCGGAATTCGGATTCTACTTCAAGGTAGAAAATCTGAAGATGATGTCTGGAGACTACGACGTAGAAATCTGTGAAAACAGTGTCGCTAAGTTTACCAACAAGAGCAGTGATCTCACCTACTGGGTGGCAATGGAACCCGATTCTCACTACAAGACCCTATGAACATCTTTTTTGTACATCCCGATGCTCGTGAAGCAGCAAGGCAGCTCTGTGACAAGCACATCTGCAAAATGATTCTGGAGTCTGTGCAAATGCTGAGCACTGCACATCCAGAAGGACTAGCACCTTACGGTTGCATTAAGTCTCATCTGAATCACCCATGCACTAAGTGGGCAAGACAGACCTTGGGCAACTACACTTGGTTGTCTGAACATCTGGACGAGATGTGCCTTGAATACACCAGGAGGTATGAAAAGGTGCATAAGATGCAAGGAGCATCGGATTGGTTGAGGGATACCGAACCTCTGAATCTGGTAGACCATGGTACTCAGACCACCAACCCTCCCCAGTGCATGCCTGAAGAGTGTAAAGTGCATGACGGTACTAAGTGGTCATCGACGGTGAAAGCATATAGGAAGTATTATACAGTCGAAAAGGCTTATTTCGCTAAGTGGAAGTGGTCCTCTACCCCAGAATGGTTTGTAAAAGGAACTAAGAATGCCTGATGGGATTTATGTGGCAGGTCCAATGAGGGGATACCCGAACTGGAACTACCAAGCATTTGCAGATGCTGAATCTGATCTGAAGAAGCAAGGTTGGTCTAATGTGATCAATCCCGCCACTTTGGATGATAACTATGAAGATACGAAGGGACTCGGTGCTCCAGAGGATTTCGATCCTTATAAGGATGAGTCCCACCAAGATGCCAACCGTAGGATCATGAAGCGAGACGTCGATGTCATTTGCGACGACTGTACCGCGATTTACATGCTCCGAGGTTGGGAGTCGTCTAAGGGAGCATGTGCCGAGTTTTATCTCGCTGCATCGATTGGTTTGGAAATTCACTATCAAGGAGCACAGGTTGACTGAGACAATGACACGTACCGCACTTTGGGTTGAGACATATCGTCCCGCGACGATTAACGAATGCATCCTTCCACAAGATTTGAAGGATACGTTTAATGAGATGGTGGTACAAGGCGTGCCACAGAACTTGCTTCTTTCTGGTGGAGCAGGGTGTGGTAAGACCACAGTTGCCAAGGCTCTTTGCAATGAGGTCGGTGCCGACTGGATTATGGTGAACTGCTCCGAAGATGGGAACATTGATACTCTTCGGACCAGAATCAGGAACTTCGCCAGCACTGTCTCTTTTGCTGGTGGAAACAAGGTGGTCATTCTCGACGAGTTTGATTATGCTAACTCTCAGAGCATGCAACCCGCTCTTCGTGGTTTCATCGAAGAATTCGCTTCCAATTGCAGATTCATCATCACTTGCAATTTCAAGAATCGGATCATCCAGCCTATCCACTCTCGATGCACATGCATTAATTTCGGTTTTTCTAAGGAAGATACAATCAGGATGGGTGGGATGTTCCTTCAGAGAACTTCCGATATTCTGAAGGAAGAGAATATTGAGTTCGACAAGGAGGTCCTTGCTAGAATCATTATGCGGCACTCTCCCGACTTCCGAAGAGTATTGAACGAACTGCAGAGATATTCTGTCTCTGGTTTCATCGATGTCGGCATTCTGTCGGACATTGGTGATGTCGTGGTCGATGGTCTGATGAAGAACATGAAAAATAAGAACTTCAGCGAGGTCAGATCTTGGGTCGTTCACAATCTGGATAATGACCCTACTCAAATCTTCCGCAAGATCTATGAATCTCTGAGCGATCATCTGGAACCCAAGAGTGTTCCTGCAGCGATCTTGATTATTGCGGAGTACCAGTACAAGTCTGCTTTTGTGGTGGATCATGAAATCAACATGACTGCCTGTCTTACCGAGATGATGATGGAGTGCGAATTCGAATGAAGCTAGCGATCTACCTTAAGTCGATCAATAAGGACAAGAAGAGGATGGAAGAGATCGATGAAGATTTCGAGACTGTCAAGAAGAAGTACCCCCCTTTCGTAGTGAATAGATGTCTGTCATTTTTCCCAGATACCATCATGCAGGCTAACAATATGAATTCTAACCATCATCTAGATAACGAGGTTCAATACGAATACCTTAGGACCTCCATCCGTCCTAGGAATCGGTTCTCTCCTTGGGAAAAGAAGGGTAAGCACTCTGACCTGGATCTGGTTAAGGAGTACTATGGATATAGCAACACAAAGGCATATCAAGTACTCGATCTTCTCTCGGAGTGCGATCTCGATGCCATGAGAGAAGAATTGAGCACTGGAGGCTGCTGACAAAGATATCTCCGTGATACATAAGAAGGACCTTTTGTACATGGAGATATTGTCATGGGAAATAAGAAGTTAGTAGCGGGTGACCTAGTTGAAATCTCTTTAGCACTCGATGAAGATTTTCTGAAAGTAAAGGAGACCCTGACCAGAATCGGGGTCTCCTCTAAGAAAGAAAATAAGTTATATCAGTCTTGCCATATTTTGCATAAAAGAGGCAAGTATTATATCGTTCACTTCAAAGAATTATTCGGACTGGATGGGTTGCCTTTTGACCTGTCCGAGTCCGATATCGCTAGACGGAATACCATCATCAATCTCCTGGAAGAGTGGGAGCTTCTAGAGATAGTAGACTCAGACAAATGCATTGATCCGATTGCATCTATCGGTCAAATCAAGATTGTTCCCTTCAAGGAAAAGAAGGATTGGGAACTGGTGCCTAAATATCATATTGGCAACTCCAAAAGAAGGAATAGTGAGTAAAAAATGAAGCTAAATCTTTGTAATGATGTGGAATGCGTTTATATTAATCTCGACTCCGACACCCAAAAGAAAGAACAGATGGAAGAACTCCTAGATCGGTTGGGAATCACCAACCGAGAGAGGTTTTCTGCTGTTTCTGGTATCGAACCTCATGAAGGCGTTCGTGCTGGAGAAGAGCACTATCGAAATTGTGCAGAAAGTCATTTTTCCATTTTGGGGAGGGATAAACTCCCAGTCATGATCCTGGAAGATGATGTAGAATCGGATAGATTTGCGGCAGAGATTGAGATCCCTGATGATGCAGATGCACTGTACGTTGGTACTTCCTATGGCGATAATAATTATACCACCGAAGAGGTAGAGGGGTTCCCCCATTTATGGAAGATCGAAAAGGTCTTCGCTACTCATGCCATCGTGTATATTACCAAAAGGTACTCTGACTCGGTTGTGTTTCATGGAAAGCAGTCTATCTACGATAGAAATACTCCTTTCGATGTTGCGGCAGCATACGGAGTTCAGCCCGCTGCTAGAGTTTATGCACTCAAGGAGCCTTTCTTTTATCAAGCAGATTCCAAGAATACCAAGAACAAATGGGAGCATTTGACCAGGAATCCGCTCAAGTATCAGGGTAAAAAGTCGCCCATTAAAACAATCGACACCAAATCTTGGGTGGCAGGGCGGTGATTAGTTTCAATAATTTAGGCAGATATGGCAAATTGGGCAACCAAATGTTCCAATATGCGACACTGATGAATGTTGCGGATAAACTTGGGGTCTCCTGTTGTGCTCCTGTGAGCAATGCCTTTTCTATAGGCGGGTGTTTTAGCCTTGGTTCAGTGGAAGATAAGGTTTCTGAAAATGTATCAAACGTTTTCATGGAGAAGGGGTTCTGGTACCAGGATTCAGTGTTTGAACTTGATCCTTCTGTAGACTCTGATATCATTGGATATTTTCAAAGCGAGAAATATTTTTCACGGATTGAAGACCTGATCAGGAAGGAGTTCGTTTTCAAGGACGAAGTATTGAAATCCACCAAAAATGTTGGTGCAGAAGACAAGGTAGCACTCCATATCAGGAGAGGCGACTACATGTATCTTACAGACGTCCATCCTGTGCAGGATAAGGATTATTATCTAGAGGCCATGAGTCATTTTCCTGACTCCCAATTCTTGATCTTTTCTGACGACATCAACTGGTGCAGAAATGCGGACTTGTTTCGTGGTGGAGAAGAAAACGGTTTTCACTTCGCAGAAGGCAACCAGTATCAAGACCTATATTCAATGTCCAAGTGTAGAGGACATATAATTGCCAACAGTTCTTACAGCTGGTGGGGGTCCTGGTTATCAGAAAATTCAGAAAAGACTATCGCCCCCAAAGACTGGTTTGGACCCAAGGGACCGATCGAATGGCAAGATGTCTACTGTGACGGCTGGGTGGTGATATGATTGACCATACATTAGTTACTGGTGGGGGTGGGATGGTTGGATCCTGCGTTTCTGGTGAGCACAAACCCAGATCTTC